TCAACAAAACGCTCTTTCCACAGGAATTTGGCGGCAAACGTCCATGTTTTTACCTTCTGTTGAGTTGGTTTGGGTAAGGGTTTTATTACAGTCAACATACCTATCATATGAAGATATTTTTTAATGTAGTCTAAATATAAATGGTAGCGAATACATTCAAACCCCTAACTGGACCGATAGAAAAATTAATCGAAACACAACCAGTTATATTTACACTTATCATTCTGTACCAAGGTTTATTCTCAGGGAACGCGGTTAAAATACCAGGTAATCTTCAGATGCTTTTCGATAATAAAATATTTAGGTTCGTGTCACTTATGCTCATCGCCTTCTCTGCTACCAAAGATATAGAATATGCATTACTATCCACTTTACTATTCCTGGGTGTATTGTACTTATTGAAAACTCCCAAGGAACGTGAAGAAACTGGTTTGATCTGAAGAAAAATATACAAGTAAAGTAGAATGGACATTCATATAATTGGTGCCGGTCCATCAGGAATGTCCCTCGCTTGGGAAATACTTAAATCGGGTGATCACAATATAACAATTTACGACAGAAAACGATCAGCGGGTGGATCATGGTGGGAACCAAACATAAACACGAGGGATCTTCACGCACATAGAGTTCTATTCGATAGAGCGTTCATAAACACAAAGTCTCTATTGGATGAAATGGGTATAGACTGGGATGAACTATTCGAACCCTCCAAAGGTGGTGATCAACACACCACATTTCTACTCGAGTCCTTATCGTTAGGGGATTACGTCAAACTTCTGTCCCTAGTACTGAAAGTTATCGTACAGCCCGCTAAATACAAAACGATAAGTTTAGAAAATGCGGTGGGTAACGTTTCGGAAGGAGGCGCACAACTTCTCCAATCTCTCCCCCTCATCATGGATGGTGTAACTTGGGATAGAATGTCAGCCTACGAATTTGTAAATAATCTCAATCATGTGGTATTATCGAAACCCTACACACAGAGGGTTTCCGGTAAAGTCATGTCTGATGCGATGGAAGAGGCACTCTTAGATGCGGGTGTAAATTTTGTGTTTGGTGTCGAGTTAGAGACGGTAACCTATGGTAAAGATGATTACACCGCGACATTTACAAATGGTGACGTGATAGATGGTGGATATCTCTTTTTATGTGTAGATAACAGTCCGGCTCTAAAATTATTGGGTGACAATTGGGGACCCGATGGTCATAAAAAGGTTAGCGATGGTACATATGGAGCCATAAATGTCCTACTCGATTACAAAGAGCCCATAACCCTGAAATCTGATCTCGAAATAGCAGCGAAAACACCGTGGAGTTTACAACCCAGAGTTCTTTCAGATGGTGTAACCGTATCTTGTGTCATATGCAAAGTGACCGAAGAACTTTTATCCAACACCCCCAACACACTGATAAAGGGGGTCATCGAACAATTAGGTCTACCCCCACCAAAAACATCTAGGATTGGGTGGGGTTCAGAATGGAGTGAAGATGGTGGGTGGTCATTTTCACAATCTTCGGGGGTCCTCGGTCTCAGTGGTCAGTTACCCTTTTTTGGTGAATGTTCCAAAGTTGCTATGTGCGGAATGATGTCTCCTAGAAACACTCCATATTCTAGTATCGAGTCGGCCGTAGAAGTCTCTAGAAGTTTGAGTCACCAGGTTTTTGGAACGAGGAAACCATCAGAACCACTCACAATAAGCCGTCTCGTAATAATCCTAATTATAACACTTATAGTTTTGATTGTACTATATCGTAGCAGATGGAAATAGTTGCACATGTATATGAACCACTATATGAATATAACGATAAGAAGTATATCCGTTTCACACTTGAACCAGACGCAGCGAAAAGGGTTTCCTCCATTCATTATCGTAAACAATTTCTTTTAAAAAATCAAAATATTGACGACCCCCTAGATGGAAATGTTCTAAAAGTGAAAGTTCCATACCGTTATAGGAGAGTGATGTGTGAGGTTAGGGGTAAACCAATTCAGTCTCTTACAAGGGGTGACGAAGTTAGAATTAAAATTGAATTCAAAGGAGTTTGGAACGTTGAAAATTATTCTGGATTTTCTTGGATACTCTCAAGTTCTTCATTTTGATCTGGAAGTTCGATGACATCTAGACCAGAATTTTTTAATTGTTGGAATACCTGAAGCATTCCCTGAAGTCTATGCACTTCTTGAAATAGTTTTTGGATTTGTTCATCTATATGTATAACAGGCATTTACTCATTTAAAGTTTTTTCCCTTTAAATCAGTATGCTCACTAGAACTGGGTACCTCGCCACTGAAGGACCACTCCAAGAAATTAAAAAGGAACTTACCGTAAGACCTATAGTCAATGGGGATTATGGATTTCCGCCACCACCTTTTAAAGTTTTTAAAACGATTAAAAATGGTATCTGTGTCCCGCGCTTCTATGGCGTCGAGAAACTTGGTGAACCCAAGGAGGATCGAAGACCCCAACCCACCCGAATTACAACGAAGTTTGTCGGTACCCTTCGAGACGCAACACACCAAAATGAAGCACTTGCTGCAGCTCTTAAGGCGGGCCATGGCGTTCTCTCACTCCCGTGTGGTTTTGGGAAGACCACCGTATCCCTGGCAATAGCATGTAAGTTGGGCTACAGGACCATGATTGTCGTACATAAACAGTTCCTTGCAGACCAGTGGAGGGAGAGAATCCAACAGTTTTGTCCCGGGGCTACAGTTGGTGTCGTCCAACAGGATAAGAAACAAGTTGACTGCGACTTTGTCATCGCTATGCTCCAATCACTCTCCCTAAAGGAGTACAATTTTTCAGATTTTGAAAGTGTTGGGACCCTCATCGTAGACGAAGCCCACCATATATGTGCCAAGGTATTCAGTCAATCCCTCTTCAAGTTGTGCCCGAAACACATATTTGGTCTCTCTGCCACCCCAGAGAGAAAGGATGGTCTCACCAAGGTGCTCCATTGGTTTATGGGGCCCACATTCTTCGCCGTCGAGAGGAAAAATCAGGAACAGGTGGAGGTATTTACAGTCACCTACGAGTGCTTCAATTACCGCAACCCCCCACCCTCTATGAGGAATGGGAAGATCTCTATGCCCAACATGATCACAGAGTTGGTCGAAGACAGGAATAGAAACAAAATGTTGGTGGAACTCGTAAAAAAAGCTTCAGCGGGGACGAGGCAGCTCCTCGTTCTAAGCGATCGGAGGTTCCACTGCGAATTCCTTCACCAATGTTTCCCCAAGAGCTCTGGGCTCTACATGGGTGGTATGAAGGAGAAGGATCTCCAGGAATCCTCAAAAAAGAAGATCATCTTCGCGACATTCAGTCAAGCCCACGAAGGATTGGACATACCCACCCTAGACACAGTCATCTTGGCCTCACCAAAGTCTGACATTGTTCAAAGTATTGGGAGAATAATGAGGGAGACCAAGGGTAAAAAGAATAATCCCCACATTTACGACATCCACGACCCATGGTCAGTCTTTACAGCGATGTACTATAAGAGAATGAAGGTGTACCGCCAAGGTGGATTCAAAATTCATGGAAAGGGTGGAGAAGAAAAGAAGAAGGATGACTTCCCTCAGGGAAAGTGTCTGTTTTTATAATCTGATTAATAAATAAATGTCAGGTGCATTAATACAACTCGTTTCAAAGGGTGTACAGGATGTTTATTTAATGACCGATGAGGGACATTCCTTTTTTCGTGTGAAGTTTACGAGGCACACCAACTTTTCACAAGCCCCGAAATATATCAAATCTATAAATGATACGGATAACACGATTACTATTCCAGTATTGGGTGATATCATCAATGGTCTATGGTGTGAAGGAAACGCCGTATCCTCCAATCTTTTTTACAATTCCACTGTCGATCTCTTTATCGGTGGTCAAAAGGTGGACTCACAACCCTATGATTATTTCAGTGATATATGGCCCAATTACCTAGCGGATACCCACGTAAAGTCACAGGAATTGACCAACAAGGTTTCGGCATCTAACCCAAGTTTCCTCCCGTTTCACTTTTTCTTTTGTGACCATGGGGCTTTTCTTCCACTTTTGGCACTTCAACATCACCAAGTTGAAATTAAAATACACTTCGATAACGCACAATTTGTTGGTGTATCGAGTGAAAATAAACAAATCAAAGTATATGGAAACTATATTTACCTAGACAAGGATGAGAGGGAACGTATGATTACACGTCAAATGGATTTCGTAATCACACAGGTACAAAGTGTCGAATACCCACTTGAAACAGTTTCAGACCACGCAACCCAACAAGGTGGTGATAATAGTTTAGATTTGTCTTGTTTCAACCACCCAGTGAAGTCTCTATTCTTCGGGTTTAACGCCCTCAATAACGATTTCGCCAATGATCGTTTTACATTTCACAAAGGTGATATACATATAAATGGAACACCCTTACTCGAGGATATGAGCCCTATGTACTTTCACACTATTCAAAATTACTACAAATCTAAATTTGGGACAACTGATTTTGTACACACGACGGAAGTTTTATTCCAAACGAGATACTTTGCGTATCACTTTTGTTTAAACGCATCAGATTATAATCCATCTGGAACCTGTAATTTTAGTCGTATAGATAACGCAAAGCTTATACTCAGAGGGGTTGAGAAGGGAAGTCTCAGACCAGATGGTCAGGAACTCTATATTCACGCAGTAAACTATAATGTTTTGAGAATCAAGAATGGAATGGCTGGAATTTTATTTGGTAACTAATATAAATGGGAAGAACAGTTAGATTTGACCAAGTGTATGTCACCAGTCTAGATGCAGACCCAATAGAGCAGGACGTTCTTACCAGTGCTTCGGCAATTATTACAGGTGAAATTGAAGCCGATGAAGTTGTTGTAAGTCGTATCGGTATTTCAAATACAAATCCAACCAAGAGTTTCTCAGTTGGTGCAGACTTATTTATGAATGCCGGTCAGGAAATTGTATTGGATGTCAATAAAAGTATCCGCACAGAGCGTGTTGTCGTCAACGATAAAATGGGGGTCGGAACCCTCAATCCAACGAGAACATTTGAAATCCAACAAGCAGGGAGTGATAAGGTTGTCGTCGATACGAATGATGGAACTGAAAATTTATTTATCATTTCGGGGAACACACTTTCAACCAATCTTAAAACATCTAGTACATTTCGGGTAGGTGAAAAATTGGTAGCGGATTCTTCAGACTCCAACGTGCTCCATATAGGTGGTAATACATTTTCAACAAACGTCACCGTCGGAACACAACTTGTGGTGGGAACCGAAGTTGATCCAAATTCCAATTCCAATGTAGCCATATTCGAAAATGGTAACGTAGTTGTTCAAAATGGGATGCTCAGAGTTTTTGGAGATGTTGAATTCCTTGGAAACTTGGCAATCACGGAATCCCCCGATTATACGAGTGTCAATAATCTAGTCGTTTCTAATGCCGTCATTCAAATGGGTACAGGGAACAATGGAACTTATGATACCGGTATTCTTATGGTGGACCAACCAAATGAAGCAAATATCTTTGTCGGCTATACCCACCCAGATAACACTTTCAAATTCTCGAGGACGTTCGGTGGACCCGAAACACAGACATTTACACTTGATACTTCAAACACTCTAAACCTCCACGTACACGGTGAACTGTACACACAAAACAACTTTGGTATAGCCAATACTTCACCAGACTTTTCACTTTCAGTGGGTTCAAACCTCTATATAAATGATACAGCTGGAGTATCCAACATACTCCACGCTAATGGGTATGGATACTTTGAGGGTTTGAGAATCGGTGACAATGGTTTAACGGTGGGTAGTCTAATCACCCTCGACGCCGATGCGGATGTACCAATGCTCGTAAACTCAAATATTCAAGCTCAAGGTATCCAAACTACTGGTTCATTACCATCTGGTATTGCAAACACCACACCGACAGATAGTTTGTCTATCGGTGACAAACTCTTTATAAATGTTCACGCGTCAAGTGCCAATACCATGACCCTCGAGGGTAACCTGGTCACTGGTCGTCTCATCACCCAGTCAATTCAGGTTACGGACCTGTCCTTCATGGAGGGTGCGACCGGTATAACAGCTTCTGAAAATATCATCATTCACGCCGATTTTGATGGTGAAGATACAAACTCAAATGTTGCCTCTATCCGCGCGGGCCCCCTAGCCTCGAATATATCCTCCATAGATATTTCGGGTGCTAAATTAACACCCGAACACCAAAATATATCCTTCAAAACGAAAAATACCGAACGGGTGCGTATCGTAGCAGATGGTAAGATGGGTATCTCAAACGCGGCACCCTCCGAGGCTCTCACCATTGGGGGGAACCTCAAAATTAATGGAAGTAACGCAGCCATATTAGGAAATGATCAAACCTACCTGAAGTCGTATTCAGATCTCACATTTCAAGAAACGAAAATAGAAAACGTCGTTGGTGCCGGGAAGGGTTTGAATTTCTATGCGAGCACGACATCCACAATGGGTCCACCAAAATTGACG